GGCTACTGGTGGTCTAGGATTTGTATTCAAAGCACTTACTGGTATTGGTGGCATGTTGCTAAAAGGCTTTGGTGCAGTCCTTGGCGCAGTATTTGAAGCTGGTAAAGCTCTTGCAAAACTAGGCATGGAAGCAATGGACGGACATCTACGCATGAGCCAGTTCTTTGATGCTTTCAAAGATATGCCAATCGTGGGTACTGTTGCAGGTCTATTTGCACAACTAGCAAAAATCCAAGAAGAAGAATTAGATGCTTTCCGTAGAATGTCTAAAACAGGTGTTGGATTTGAAGGCGATCTAAGAAGAATAAGAACTGCTTCGTTAGATATGGGCGTAAGTCTAACAGAATTTACAGGCATTATGAAAAATGCACAAGACACATTCCGTGGCCTTGGTGGTAATGCAGAAGACGGAGCAAAAGCATTTGTCAAACTATCAAGTCAATTGCGCCAATCAGGTGCGGGCGACAGTTTACGTGCTCTAGGTATGAGTGCAGAAGACAGCGCCAACGAAATGGCATTGTTTGTGAGAAACAATGGCGGATTGACTGCCGCACAGAAAAAAGATTATCAAGGTGTTGCAAATTCTGTTGCAGAATATGCAAAACAAACAGACAGGCTAGCTAAACTTACTGGTCAAAGTTCAGAAGAAATTGAAAAGAAAATGGCCAAGGAAGCACAAGACGAGGCTTGGCAAGCAACACTTCAAGGCATGGACGAAAAAGATCGCGAAGCCGCTAACGAAGCTCTTAAGGTTGCACTAGCAACTGGTGGACAAGGTGCTGTTGATGCACTGAAAGCCAAGATGATGGGCTTACCTCCAATGACCGAAGCAGGACAAAACTTTGTATCGATGAGCGGTGAAGCTAGCAAACGTCTAGAAGAAATGGAAGCTGTTACAAAGAGTAACATGAGTGCAGAAGAAAAACGTCAGAAGCTAGAAGAGCTTGGCGCAAAACTACAACTCGACCGAGCACACGATGCAGAAAAAATAGGAATTAAAACACTACAGGCAATGGCCGCCCAAGGCGATCAAAATGCTATAGCTATGTTAAAAGCCAGCAACGATATGAGTAAAGCTGGTATTACTACATACGAAGGTGCTGTAGATAATTTAAAGAAAGTAAACGAAGCCCAAGAAAAACAAATGCATAGTGCCGCCGCCATGGCCGCAAATGCAGAAAATGATTTACAAGCAATGGGCAAAGCGATATATGCAGTTATAGGTCCGCTGTTAGATGCAGTGATGCCTCTAATGAATGGCATGGTTAAGACATTTACAGATTGGATATCGGGTCCAAACGGACAGGCAAGGTTAGAACAGTTTGGCTCTTATGTAAAAGAGATGATTGGTAAGTTAGTAGACTACGGCAAGAATCTATTCAGCAAAGAAGGTCGAGACAAGATAATGAATGATGTTATGTTCTTCTTTAAAAACTTATGGATCGATATCAAACTTGCGATAGCAAAATCTATCCCCGGTGGTAGTTTATTCTTTGATGAGAAAGATGCAAAAGCGCAACGCGATGCGTTAGACAAAGAAAAAGAAGCAATGGACACTAGAGCCAAAGCCGCAACAGAAAATGCAATGCACGAAGGCGATATTGCGGCCGCTAAGTTAAAAATGGAACAAGGCGGAATAGCTAAAGCTGAAGAAGCTCAAAAGAAACTATTGAACGACAACTTGGCTGAAAAAGAAAAATTAAACAAGATGGAAGACAGTGAAGCCAAGCGAGATTTAATTGAGAAACTGGCACTAAAAGAAAAAGAATATAAAGACAATCAACGAATAATCGATTCCGCAAAAAACATGAAGGAAGAGCAGGCTAAACAACAAATAGCAGATGCGGCAAAAAATAAAGCCATAGTTGATGAACAAAATAAAAAACTTGCGGCACCTGCTAATCCTAAACCAGATAATAATTCTGAAGATTTTGATTACAGTACTGCTATGGCTACCGGCGGTAGTTTATCATCAGGAAAAACCGCAATGGTGGGAGAACAAGGACCTGAAATTATCAAAGGACCTGCAAGTGTAACATCTACCCAAGAAACAAAAAATCTAATTGACGGCCAGAATGCTGTTGTTGCGGCCTTAAACATGTTAAATATGCAAACAGCAAAACTAATTGCTCTAAATGCCGAGCAAGAAAAACATCAGAAAGTTATGTCCGATAAGCTGGCATGGACAGGAAACTTGTTTGAATAAGGATTAATATATGGCTTGGAAAAAGTATTTCACACCGGTTTCTACCACAGGACAATTAGGTCCTATTAGTGGAGGATCTGGTCCATCTCCTGCAAGAACAAACTATTCAAGCTATCTTCCAGACGTTTATTCAGGACATCCAAATCGTTTAGAACGTTATGGTCAATATGACACAATGGATACTGATTCAGAAGTTAACGCGGCCTTTGATATCCTAGCTGAATTCTGCTCGCAGATGAACGATGAGAACATGACTCCGTTCCAAATTGAATTTAAAGAAAAAGCAACTAGTACTGAAATCAAAGTTATTTCAAAATATCTACAACAGTGGACCAAGCTAAACAAATTTGATACACGCATTTTTAAAATCGTTCGTAACGCATTTAAGTATGGCGATAGTTTCTTTGTGCGTGATCCAGAAACACAAGCATGGATGTATATTGATCCTAGTAAAGTAGATAAGATTATCGTTAACGAAAGCGACGGTAAAAAACCCGAACAGTATGTAATTCGCGATATCAATCCAAATTTACAAAGCCTATCAGCGACACAGATTCAACCCACTGCCGGTGATAGTGGCGGATTTGGAAGCGGACAATACAATCAAGCAGGCGCACAACAGCGTGGTATGACTGGTAGTTATGGCGCAAATGGCGGTGCAGGCGGGTCTGGAAGCAGATTCATGCAACAGCAAAACCAGTGGGCCATTGATGCAAAGCACGTTATACATATTAGTCTAAGCGAAGGCTTAGACAATAACTTTCCATTTGGTAATAGCTTAATGGAAGGTATTTTTAAAGTCTACAAGCAGAAAGAATTGCTTGAAGACTCAATCATTATCTATCGTGTACAACGTGCTCCAGAGCGCAGAGTATTCTATATTGACGTAGGTAATATGCCATCACACTTGGCTATGGGCTTTGTCGAACGTATCAAAAACGAAATCAATCAAAGACGTATTCCTAGTGTAACAGGAGGCGGAAATTCAGTAATAGACGCTAGTTATAATCCTTTAAGCATAAATGAAGATTACTTCTTCCCACAAACTGCTGAAGGTCGTGGGTCTAAGGTGGAAATCCTTCCAGGTGGTACAAACTTAGGAGAAATAGATGACTTACGCTATTTTACAAATAAACTTTTTAGGGCGTTGCGCATACCGTCAAGCTACTTGCCTACCGGTTCAGATGATGGAGGCAGTAACTTCAATGATGGCCGAGTGGGTACCGCTTATATCCAAGAGCTACGTTTTAACAAATACTGCGAAAGACTACAAAGTTTATTAAACAGCAATTTTGATACAGAATTTAAACTGTACCTAAACAACAAAGGTGTTAACATTGATCCTAACATCTTTGCAGTTAAATTTCAAACTCCGCAAAACTTTGCTAGCTATCGTCAAACAGAAATGGACTCTGCTAGAATTAGCACATTCTCTAGTCTAGTCGAAATTCCATTTATCAGTAAACGTTTTGCGCTAAAACGCTTCTTAGGTTTATCTGCAGAAGAGATGGCTGAAAACGAAGAGCTATGGAAAGAAGAAAATATTGATGACAAAGAAGAGTTGTCATCTAGCCAAGAATTGCGTGGCGCAGGTATTACTGCTGGCGGAATCACAGGTGATATGGATTCGCTAGGCGGATCAGATACCGGCGAAGAAGGAATGGATCCTTCAGAGTTAAGTCCAGAAGGTGATATGGGTGCAGGCAGTGGCGTACCCGGCGGTGCTCCAGCAGGGGCCCAACCTGGTTCACCTGTCTAATATTTGGTAAATACTCATATGCTACTAAACGAGTTTATCTATTTTAACGAAACCGACCGCGATATGCAAGATCAAGATCGCTACGATCCTTTTGACGACAAAAGCATTTTGAAATCTAAGGATCTACGTAAGACTAGATTAACCCTACGCATGATCAATCGTTTGCGCAAAGCAGGCGAATCGAGGGATAAAGAGCAAAAAGAAGACCTAGTGATAGTACGTAAAATGTACGCACAACCAGAGCCCGAAGAAGCGGCCGGTGGTCTATAAATTAAGCTATCAGTTAATTTGATTGACAGATATCTTAAATATTTTGGTCAAAACGATTCAAAAATCGTTAAAAAATATCCCATCTAAAGTCAAAAACGGCCGTTTTTGGCCTATTTCCCATAAGTAATTAACCTGGCTGTTAAATATACTTTGACAGCCTTGCCTTACAACGATTAAAGGAGAACCCGCAAATGTCTACAAAATTTGAACAGTTGCTAGATTTACTTGTAAACGAAGAAACAGAAAAAGCCAATGAACTTTTTCATGAAATTGTCGTAGAAAAATCTAGAGAGATTTATGAGAATCTTATTGCTGAAGAAGCAGAAGAGGACGAAAAAGACGAAGAAGAACCGGAAGACGAAGGTGTTGAAGAAGCCTTCGATATGGAAGACGAAGGTGAAGAACCAGAAGTAGGTGGCGATGCTACTGATGCTTTTGTTAGCGACACTGAAGACGAACCAGAAGGTGAAGACGACATGGACATGGGCGCAGAAGAAGGTGGTGATGAAACTCCAGCTACTAAAGCCGATGTACAAGACCTAGAAGACGCACTAGAAGAACTAAAAGCTGAATTCGAGCGTTTAATGAGCGCAGAAGAAGCTGAAGAAGAAGAAAACCCAGGAGTTCACGGTGACTCATCACTAACAGGTGATGAAGAAGGTGACGAATCTGAGGAAGGCGACCAAGAAGCTGACGACCAAGAAGAAGAATACGAAAGTCTTTATCAAGAAAGCCGTCAACTAACACGCGAATATCGTGAAAAAGTATCTACTCCATCTATGACTGATGGTGGTGGTGTTGGTTCTGGCAAGGGCGACCTAGCTGGCCAAACAGGTACAGTTAACACAAAAAGCCCAGTAAGTTCTGGTGCAGGTAAGCCAACAACTTCAGCAAGTGCTAAAAATATTGCCGCAGGTGGTACAGGAGTTGGAAACAACACAGGTACAAGTCCTAACGCAAAAGGACCAGCAGGTGTGTTGAAAGCAGGTGGTGACTTTGTTCCAGCAGGTACAAAGAACGTAGCATCTAGCGCAACAGCTAAAATGCCAGATGGTGCAAAACTATCAGGTGTTAGCAAGCCAGCTATGAAGAAAGAAGGTGAAGGTGTTGGTGCAGGTCGCGGCGATAAAGCTGGTCAGACTGGTTCCGTTGACACACGTAGCCCAACAGATCGTAAGTTTTAATTAGAGAACTTGGATGATAAAATACCTAAGAGAAAACCTAAATTTTGATCAAGCTCGTGTAGAATTATACGAAGCTGAGGAGAAAGGCCAGAAGAGCTTATACCTAAAAGGTATTGCTATTCAAGGCGGAATCCGTAATCAAAATCAACGTGTTTATCCTGTGGGCGAAATCACAAATGCTGTCAAGACATTAAATGATCAAATACAAAACGGTTATTCAGTCTTAGGCGAAGTTGATCATCCAGATGATTTAAAAGTGAATTTGGACCGCGTTAGCCATATGATCACAGATATGTGGATGGACGGTCCTAATGGTTACGGTAAGATGAAAATTTTACCTACACCAATGGGTAACTTAATAAAAACTATGCTTGAAAGCGGTGTAAAACTAGGCGTTAGTAGTAGAGGTAGCGGAAACGTTAACGAAGCTAGTGGCGAAGTATCTGATTTCGAGATCATCACAGTTGATATAGTTGCACAACCTAGCGCACCAGGCGCTTATCCTACACCGGTTTATGAAGCACTCATGAATCAACGTGGCGGAATGAAAGCCTGGACCGTTGCTACAGAAGTAAAAGAAGATCCAAAGGCCCAGAAGTACATTAAGGAAGCTCTTCTTAATGTGATTAAAGGTCTAAAATAAGCCTAAGGAGATAGATAGATGTTGGACGCATTCAAACAACTAGTAGAAAGTGGCATGATGTCTGAGGAAGTAAAGTCTCAGATTGAAGAAGCTTTCAATGCTAAAATTCAAGAGAATCGCGACCAAGTCACAGCTGAACTTCGTGAAGAGTTTTCTCAACGATATGCACACGATAAGGGTGTTATGGTTGAGGCAATCGACAAGATGATCGGCGAGAGATTGGCCGTAGAAATGGCTGAACTTGCAGAAGACAGAAAAGCATTAGCGCAAGCTCAAGCTAAGTATGCCGCAAAAATGACCGGTGATGCTACCAAAATGGAATCATTTGTTATGAATCAGCTAGCGAAAGAATTAGTTGAATTCCAAGGCGACCGTAGAACAGTTGCTGAGAATATCAACAAGTTAGAGCAGTTTATTGTTCATGCTTTAGCTAAAGAAATCAAAGAATTCGCAGAAGACAAACGTGATCTAGCAGAAACGAAAGTTAAGTTAGTAGCGGGTGCTAAAGAGAAATTTGATGAAGTTAAGAAACAATTCATTAGTCGTGCCGCAAAGGTTGTAGAAGGTACTGTAACACAGAAATTAACATCTGAAATCAAGCAATTGAAAGAAGATATTGATTCTGCTCGTACTAACAACTTTGGTCGTAAGATTTTTGAAGCATTTGCCCAGGAGTTTTCAAGTTCCTATATTAACGAAAAATCTGAAACAGCAAAACTGTTGAAGGTTATCGCTAAGAAAGAACTAGAAGTCGCCGAAGCACAACAAGCTCTAAACCAAGTACAAACCATTGCAGAATCCAAAGAACGCCAAATCCGTGTTCAGAAAGATTTAATGGAACGTAAAGAAGTAATGAGCGAGTTATTGGCACCTCTAAGTGCTGACAAGAGAGACATAATGAAGTCATTGTTGGAGTCTGTGCAAACAGGCAAACTTCGTACTTCATATGACAAATACCTACCAGCGGTTCTAGAAAACAATGTCCAGAAACCAAAAGCTGTTTACCTAAAAGAAGCAGTTGAAGTGACTGGCGATCGTGAAGCGAAAAGTCAGCCAGAGGTAGGCTTAGATAATATTATAGATATCCGCAAATTAGCGGGTCTAAAATAATTGAAATTCAAGGAGAAGACGTAAATGTCACAATTATTAAATGAAAGATGGTCAGAGACCAAAGAAGCTCTGCTTGAAGGCCTACAAGGTAACCGTCGTTCTTCTATGCAAGTTTGCTTAGAGAACACACGTAAGTACTTGGCTGAAAGCGCAACAGCAGGTGCTACCAGTGCTGGTAACATCGCAACACTTAACCGCGTGATTCTACCAGTAATCCGTCGTGTTATGCCAACAGTTATCGCTAATGAAATTATTGGCGTTCAACCAATGACAGGCCCAGTTGGTCAAATCCATACTCTACGTGTTCGTTACGCAGACAATGGTGACCAAGTTGTAGCTGGTGATGAAGCATTGAGCCCATTCAAGATTGCCGCCGCTTACAGTGGTAACAATGTTGATGCAACTCCAAAAGCTAACACAACAGCCGCAATGGAAGGTACACCTGGTAAGCGTATGAGCATTCAAATCTTGAAAGCACCAGTAGAAGCTAAGTCACGCAAGCTATCAGCTCGTTGGACCTTCGAAGCCGCTCAAGATGCTCAAGCACAACAAGGTATTGACATCGAAGCAGAAATTATGGCCGCTTTAGCTCAAGAAATTACAGCTGAAATCGACCAAGAGATCCTAGCTTCATTAAGTGGTTTAGCATCTGTTGAACAAACATATGACCAGTCACTAGTTTCAGGTACAGCTACATTCGTTGGTGATGAGCATGCCGCTTTAGCTATCCAAATCAACCGTGTTGCTAACTTAATTGCTCAGCGTACACGTCGTGGTGCGGCTAACTGGGCTGTTGTTTCAAACCAAGCGTTGACAATTCTACAATCTGCTACTAC